GCAACGCCGGCCCAGGCCGACCCGTGCGCTGGCAGCGAATGTTTGCAACTCTCCTCCAGAAGACTCCCCAGTCCGTGGAAGAAGAGGAGGAGCTTGTTTGCGCCTTCTCCCACGATCTGCGGCACAGTCCCTACCGCACGCACTGCCTCGACCTCCTTTCCCGGGTTTCGTGGGGGTACCCGGGAAAACCCTGCTGAGAATGCCGCCCAAGAGCAAAGCCCCCAAAGGCCAGAAAGTCCGAGGGAGGAAGAAGCCCGCGCCCGTCCCCATGGCAGCCGCCCCACGGCGGCAGTCTAAGGGCGGGTCTGAGCTGGATGTGTGGGGGAGGGCCTATGCCAACCTGGTGCGTAACCCGTGCTATGGAAGGCTGGTCCCCCCCGCTTACTCCGGTTCCGCAGGCGGAATCCTGACGCGGTTCGAGACAGACTTCATTGTCAACGCCCAGGCGGCTGACACTGGGGCCTTCATCGCGTTTACCCCCGGCATCCTCGGTACTGCCGCGACCACCTATGGCACTGTCATGGGTGCCACCGGCACGATCCTTTCCGACTCAGCCACCATCGTGCCCCAGGCACTGCCCACGAGGCAGCCCGGGGTTGGCCTCACGGCCAGCATGGCGGCTGCTCGCTGTGTCAGCGCCTGCATTCAGGTCTCCTTCATGGGGTCTGAGCTGCAGCGCGCAGGCATATGCAGCGTCGGTCAGTTGACGTACCAGGACCTCAACGGCACATTCTCGCTGGCCACCCTCCGCTCGCTGTCTGAGACAGTTGTCAAGATCCCTGACGGAGAGCTGGAGCTCAAACTCCGGCCCACCGCAGAGAGTGAGACCTTCTACCCCGTGAACGCAGTCGCCAACACAAACCTCGCAGCCCAGCCAACCCTGGTCGCCACCATGAGTGGCATCCCTGGGTCCGCTGGGATGCGGGTGCGCGTGGTGGCTGTGTACGAGTGGCTGCCTCAAAACAGCTCCGGCGTGGTTGCGTCCTCCAGCAACACATCTCAGACGGCCAACACTCTGAACCAAGTGGTTCACGCTCTGGACAGGGCCGCGCCCGGTTGGGCTGCAACCCTGCTCACAGCTGCCACCCGAATCGCACCAGCCATTGCGGCGTTTGCGTGAACGGAGTGAGTGGATCCCCATTCCTTGCCGTGCGCACCTTTTCTCTTCCCTTAGGGGGGGGGGGAGGATGCGTGCGGCTCCAAGCCCATCCCCGAAGGCTCATAATAAGACGGGAATGCTAGCTGTTATTGCTAGGTCTTAACGCATGACGATGTGTAGACGCTTCTCTAAGCGCGGCCCAAGCTGAGTGGCCTTTAAACAGCTCCTGGTACCCAAGGACACATGGGACGTAGACGCAAACGATAGCGCCGTGCTAATGCACGACACCTCGTGGTAACACGTGGGTGGAGGGTCTCCAAATCCAGTTCAGAGCTGGTACCCTACGAC